AATTCCAAGTCAGCAAGATGACGAAATAAACAGCAACATTGACATTACAAAGTTTGAAAGTGTAGATCAAATTGTTGCAGAAGAAATTAATGCTATTGATTCAGAGAATTACAACAAGCAAACACTATTAAACATTTACAACGAGTTATAAAATGATATTAATTAAAGACCTAACAGTAAAGAACTTTATGAGTGTGGGTAACCAGACTCAAGCAGTTAACTTTAATAATAAGCAATTAACCTTAGTCCTTGGAGAAAACTTAGATCAAGGTGGTGACGACAGTGGGTCACGTAACGGTACAGGTAAGACCACAATCATTAATGCATTATCTTACGCATTGTATGGTGTGGCACTAACTAACATTAAACGCAATAACCTTATCAATAAAACAAACGGTAAAGGTATGCTTGTTACTCTTAACTTTGAAAAAGCAGGAGTAAATTATAAAATTGAAAGAGGACGTGGTCCTAACTTATTAAAGTTTTTCATTGACGACCAAGAACAAGAAATTGAGGATATGAGTCAAGGAGATAGTCGTAAGACTCAAGCAGACATTGGCGAACTACTACAAATGAGTCATACAATGTTTAAGCACTTGGTTGCATTAAACACATATACTGAACCTTTCTTAAGTCTAAAAGCAAACGATCAACGTGAAATCATTGAACAGTTACTTGGTATTACTATACTTTCTGAAAAAGCAGAAGAATTAAAAGTAAAACAAAAAGAAATTCGTGACGCTATTACAGAAGAAACTGCACGTATTAATGCTATACAAATAAGTAACGAAAAGATAGGCGAAACTATTAACAGTTTGCAAATTAAAAGTACTGCTTGGAAAACACAAAATGCAAAAGACTGTGAACGCTTACAATCAGGCATTGATGAATTAGAACACTTAGACATTGAACAAGAACTTTCTAATCATGAATTACTTTCTACGTGGGAAGAAGTTGATGCTTCGCGAAGAAACTTAACTAAAGAAAAAGCAACACTTGAAAGTGCATTGACACAAACAGATAGACAAGTTGCAAAAACAAGTGGCGAACTTGAACATCTTGATGAAGCAAAATGTCATGCTTGTGGACAGGACTTACCAGAAGAAAAGATTGATGCAATACAAAAGAAATTAGAAGAAGAATATGCTGACACAATGTCCTACCTAATGGAGATTGATACAAAGTTTCAAAAGGTACAGGCTAACCTTTCTGAGTTAGGCGAAGAACAAGCAAAGCCAAACACATTTTATGAAACTGCAAAAGAAGCATATGAACATAGAAGTAATGTTGACAATTTAAAATCAGCACTTGGTACAAAAGAAACAGAAACAGATCCATACGTTGACCAAATTGACGAACTAAACAATAGTGCTATTCAAGAAGTTGATTGGGATTCAGTTAATGACCTAACTTCGATGAAAGAACATCAAGACTTCTTGTACAAACTATTAACAAATAAAGATAGTTTTATTCGTAAAAAAATTATTGAACAAAATTTAGCATATCTAAACAACAGATTAACAAATTACTTAGACAAGATAGGACTACCGCACAGTGTTGTATTCCAAAACGACCTAACAGTATTAATTACACAACTTGGTCAAGACTTAGACTTTGATAACTTGAGTAGAGGTGAACGTAATAGACTTATACTTGGTATGAGTTTTGCATTCCGTGATGTGTGGGAAAGTTTATATCAAAATATTAACTTAATGTTCATTGATGAGTTGATTGATAGTGGTATGGACACAGCAGGTGTTGAACAAAGTCTTGCAATTCTTAAGAAGATGGGTAGAGAACGTAAAAAGAACATCTATCTAATATCACATAAAGACGAATTACAAGGTCGTGTACAGAATGTACTTAGGGTTGTAAAAGAAAATGGCTTTACATCATATGCAAACGATGTTGATATAGTACAATGAGCATTGAAGACGATACACACGACAAATTAACCAAGGCGTACTTGGAATATTACAAAGAACTCGCACTATACCAGAAGCATGGCGGAGAACGTACCATGCAATCAAGTCGAAAATGGCTTAGAGAGATACGTAGCCTTGCTAAAATACGTATGGACGAGATTAAATCCGACTTTGATGCCAAGAAAGAGGCACGGAAAAGATCGTAACAGTAAGTAAGTTCATGCAGTGGACTTACAAAAACAAAGAAGTAAAAGAAATCCCAGAAGGCGTAGAAGGATTTGTGTATATAATCACAAATACTACTAATAACAAAAAGTACATAGGCAAGAAATTAGCAAAATTTAAGACCACTAAACCACCACTTAAAGGCCGGAAGAACAAACGCAGAGGTTACAAAGAGTCAGATTGGCGTGACTACTGGGGAAGTTCAGACAAACTCAACGAAGACGTACAAACATTAGGCACTGATAAATTCACAAGAGAGATACTTTACTATTGTAACAGTAGAGGCTTGATGAGTTACCTTGAGGCAAGAGAACAATTTGAACGCCGTGTGTTAGAGAGCGACGAATACTACAACGGTATTATTAATGTTAGAGTTGGCGGTTCAAAAATTCTTCGAGAAGCACTAAACAAACTTTAGGCTATACAACAGCACATAAGGTTAGCGGGCCAGTTTAATAATACCGCTGAGAAAAAGGTCCCCTGAGAAGGACACTCGTACATATTGATCGACGCACCAGAGTGCGGAAGCCATCAAACAAATTGGGCTCACTGGTTGATATAGATTGAATGCTGTCAATTGAAAAACACAAACACAGTACATAAAAACTTCTTAGCAACAGGAACGAAGCGGAAGGTAATGTACTATAAACTGCACATTAACTTAGTTAATGTACGTTTTATGTTACATATGTCGACGTAGGTTGGGAAAGGTCAGAGCCCATTGTACTTTGTGTATAAACAATTACCTATTTCCAAGTCTTGGCTGTGACGAGCTCACATGATGTTCAAGATTAGATGGAACCCTTAAACAGGTTCCGTCTGACTGAAACAATCTACATGATGCTAAATTGCTTCGCAATTATTATATCATTAATTAAAAGATATAATGTTTGAGCGTTAGCGAAAACATAGTTGCTCAAAGAGCAACTTATAGCATTTTAATATGTTTCAATATTCAAACAGTTCTAATCGTATAAATCAGGATCGCGTCCTAATCCACTTGGTCTTTCCGGATGTACTTCGAGTACAACATACTCTTCATCTGGTTTTACATCTTTTAATTGCTGTACCGTTTGATATGCTTCACTCTCTGAAAGTGCGGATATGACTGCATTCTTAGGAACAACTACAAATTTTGTCTCTGCCATCGTAATATTATTTAAAAGAATCTGATTGGAATAAATAGTTATAGTTAAAACAAAGGACTAATTTATGAAAGTTACACAAATTGTTGCCGAATCTACTAAAAAACCTGTTTCCGAGGCGCCTGTTTCAGGCTTAGCACAGTTTGGCAAGAAAGTTCTTGCTAAAACAGCCGCTAAAGTAGGTGCAAAAAATTTCGCGTCTGGCGTTGCAGGCAACGTTGACACAGGTGCTGAAGCAAATAACTTACGTAAATCATGGCAAAATCATCAAGGTGCCACTGGTGGTAGCATGAAGGCTAATGATCCAGTAGAGTTTAAGAATTGGTTACTTCAGAATGGATTTAAAGGCAAAGATACTGTTATTGATGCCGCATTAAAAGATTCAGGAGCAGTTGCAGGTGGACCATTTAATAAGAAAGTTCTTGATGCCGCATTATTAAAAATAGTACAGGGTTCTAAAAAAGCGTCACCTCAAGATGCACAAGCAAAACAACCACCACAAGTCGATGCGAACAAAGATGGTAAAGATGATAAGAGTGGCAAGGCAATGGCACCACCAAAAGCAACAGATCCAGCAGTAGCAAAAGATCCAGCAGTAGCAACAGATCCAGCAGGTGGTGAAATTCCACAAGGAATACAGAGTCAATTAGATCAACTTACACCTGGAGAGAAAAAATATTTAAGTGATACACTTAGTCAAGGTGGAGCACCACCTAAGGCTACTTCAACTGGAGGCAGTGTAGCACCAACAACACCACCTAAGGCTACTTCAACAGGCGGCAGTGTAGCACCAACAACACCACCAGCAGGAGCCGGAGCATAACATGAAACTTACTGAAGTAACAGCATACAATCTTAAGTCAGAAGCAATATTAACAGAATCTCAGTCATGGGAAATGTTAACTGAGCAACAAAAAATCTATGTAGGTTCATGGGAAAAGAATGTTTGGCCATTAGTTGAGCAGTACAGCAACTTAATGGAAGCCGATATTAAACCTGAAGAAATACAAAAAATATTTACACAGGCTGAAAAAGTATCAATTGAAGGCGGTGAGAATTTAACAGCATTAGGTAAAGCAGGTAAAGTAACTGCTGAAGTTTCAGGCAAGATGAAAACTGAAATTGACAAGTTAATGGCGGCCGCGGCAAACAGTGGACCTATTAAAAACTTTGATGCACAATTTGAAAAAATAAAAGCACAATTAAAAACTAAACTACAAGGAAACCCAGCAGGACAAAAGATTCTTGGAGCAGTTGACAAGTGGGGCGGATTTGCAAAAGACAATCCAGCCAAGAGTGCATTTATTATTGGTGCTATGACATCAGTACTTGCATTTGCAAGAGGTGGTATTTT